ATGATGCAATGGGGATTTAAATGGGATATACAAAAAGACAATTTATAAGTGCTGCGCTAGAGGAAATCGGTCTAGCATCTTATGTCTTTGATATGCAGCCAGAGCAACTTGAATCTGCCTTACGCAGACTTGATGCAATGATGGCTGACTGGAACGCTAAAGGGATAAGGCTTGCCTATCCAATACCATCTAGCCCACAAGATAGTGACCTTGATGAGGAAACTAACGTACCCGATTCAGCTTATGAAGCTATTATCTGTAGTCTAGCCATACGCCTTGCACCAAGTTTTGGTAAAGCAGTAATGATTGAAACTAAGACCACTGCTAAACAGGGTTATGACATTCTGCTACAACGTGCAACATTCCCACTTGAACAACAACTACCAGCAACAATGCCAGCAGGTTCAGGTAACAAGCCGTGGAGAGTATATGACGATCCATTTATTAGACCGCCATACAATCCAGTTGATGCTGGCCCAGATGGCCCAATTGAATTTTAAGGATTATCATGCCAACCATTAATCAATTACCAGTTTTAAATACAATCTCAAGTGGTGACCAGTTACCTGTTTACTCACCAAACAATGGCGATGCACGTAGAACATCTATCGGTAGCTTGCTGACATACTTTCAGCAGACATTTGCATCACCTACGCTATCAACTAACTTATACGTGCCAGCGACTGGTTTTAATATCACAGTACCAACACCTGTAAGCAATGACCAATGGATGCTATTGCAACCTGCTGGAACGCTTGCTGCTGGCACTATTACATTACCGCTTAACACTGGCGTGCCTGATGGCACTACGGTGCTTATAACAACCACACAAGAGATCACATCATTAACCCTTGCGTTAAATGGTGCATCTGCTATTTTTGGTGGTGTTACTTCATTACCTGCTGGAACAGCGACAGCGATTCGTTTCTATCAGCCAACCAACTCATGGTATCAAATCAATGCTGAAGCAGTTTTCGCTGCTGGCATACAAGTATTTTTAGCAACACCATCTAGTGCAAACCTACGTGCAGCAATGACTGATGAAACAGGCACAGGCTTATTAGTATTTAACACTAACCCAACAATAGCTTCACCAACATTATCTGCACCAGTATTAGGAACACCTGCAAGCGGCACTCTAACAAGTTGCACTGGCTTACCCATTGCGACTGGCGTTTCTGGTCTTGCTGCTAATGTGGCAACATTCTTAGCTACTCCATCATCTGCTAACCTTGCTGCGGCACTTACCGATGAAACAGGTACTGGTCTTAATGTATTCTCTACTGGCCCAACATTTGACAACATCAACGGATCTGTTCAAGCATTAAGTGGTGCTGGTGCGGTTAATCTAACAACATACTCGACTGCCTTCACATCAACGGCTGCTGGCAATGCTTTAACGCTTGCTAATGGCGCACAAGGTCAAATTAAGAACATTGTTTATGTTGCTGAAGCGGCTGGTGGTGATACTGGTGTTTTAACTCCAACTAACTTAGGTGCTGGCACGACCATTACATTCAATGCTGTGGGTGATAGCTGTCAATTACAATTCATTGGCACTGACTGGTGGGCAATATCACTTAGAGGCGCAGTGTTAGCTTAGGAGAACATTATGCCTGTTAAAAAATCTACAGTTAATAAAGCTGGGGTTTATACTAAGCCAACCATGCGTAAGGCATTGTTTGAGAAAATCAAGGCTGGCACTTCTGGTGGTGAGCCAAATGAATGGTCTGCTAGAAAAGCGCAACTTTTGGCTAGAGAGTATAAAGCCAAAGGTGGCGGCTATAAGTCATAGCTGGAGTGCATCATGCGTTATTTGCCGAATGGTAAGCCAAGCATCCCAGTTAGTAAGCCTACTAAAAGCAGGTTATCTAAAGTTCCACTCAAGGCTAGGAAAAAATGAAACCTTCACAAAAAAGTCTAAAAGATTGGGGCAAGCAAAACTGGCGCACTAAGTCAGGTAAGCCATCATCTGAGACTGGTGAACGGTATTTGCCTGAGAAAGCTATTAAAGCATTGACCGCTGCCGAGTATGCAGCCACAACTAGAGCCAAGCGTGAAGGCACAAAGGCTGGTAAGCAAACTGTGGCACAGCCTAAGAAGGTTGCTAAGAAAGTGGCGAGGTTCAGATGAAATCACCTGTATGGCAAACTAAAGCTGGGCAAAACCCTAAAGGTGGATTGAACGCTAAGGGCAGAGCCTCGTATAACAAAGAGACTGGTGGCAATCTAAAAGCACCTGTTAAGTCTGGTGACAATCCTCGCAGAGCATCTTTTCTAGCACGTATGGCTGGCAATGCTGGCCCAGAGTATAAAGATGGCGAACCTACCCGATTGCTGCTATCTTTAAAGGCTTGGGGTGCGTCATCTAAAGCCGATGCAAAGGCTAAAGCCAAAGCAATCACCACACGTAATAAAGCTAAAAAATGAGGTTGTGATGGATTACGAAAAACTTAAAAATGTTTTAAATGAAAATCAAGGTAAGAACTTTGTCCGCAGGATTCTTAACCCAGAGGCTTATCCTGTGATGAACTTGGGTAAAGGCGTGGTAGCGACCCATCAGATGGAATACTCTGAAGCTGGCCCAAGTAAATTTATTGTTTACCCTAGAATTGCTTACGAGAATAAAGAGCTTAAAAACTATGGTGATGGTGCATTTGATAGAGCATTGAAAAGCAAAGACTACATTACATTTGATAATGAAAAAGACGCAGCAGACTTTTCAAAGAATTACAAAGAGTACTGGGATAAAGAAAAAAAGGTTTTGCCAGCAGCAGGAAATGAATAATGCAAATCCCTATCCTAAACGGCATCTTTGTTGATAACACACCAGAGTTACGCACCAGTTATCCAGTCAATCTAGTACCAGTCCCTAAAGAGTCTGGCATTAGCGGTGGGTTCTTACGCCCAGGCGATGGCTTAGTAGCCAATGGTACTGGCCCAGGCATTGATCGTGGAGGTATTAACTGGCAGGGTAATTTGTATCGCGTGATGGGAACTAAGCTCGTTGAGATTGACAGCGCAGGTACAGTAACCACATTGGGTGATGTTGGTGGCCCTATCACAGAGTATGTAACATTTGATTATAGCTTTGACCTATTAGCCATTGCATCTGGTGGTCGTTTGTATTATTGGAATGGCGTAACATTAGTCCAAGTAACTGACCCAGACTTAGGGGTGGTGTTGGATGTTGTTTGGGTGGATGGTTATTTTATGACCACCGATGGTGAGTTCTTAATTGTTACTGAACTAAACGATCCGACACAAGTTAATCCATTGAAGTATGGCTCATCTGAAGTTGACCCAGACCCTGTGGTGGCTTTGCTAAAACTACGCAATGAAGTATATGCACTGAACAGAAACACCATTGAGGTGTTTGATAACCAAGGCGGTGAGTTCTTTCCATTTGTTCGTATTGAAGGCGCACAAATACAAAAGGGTGTGATTGGCACATTTGCTTGTTGCGTCTTTGTCGAGAACATAGCTTACTTAGGCAGTGGTCGCAATGAAGCACCAGGCATTTACCTTGGTGCAAATGCAACTGCTAATAAAATAAGCACACAAGAGATTGATAATCTACTGATGGAATACACAGAGGTTGAATTATCAACAGTTAAGTTAGAGGCTAGGAACGATAAGAATCACCAGCACCTGTATGTTCATCTGCCAAACAAAACAATAGTATTTGATGCAAGTGCAACGGCTGTATTGGGAACGCCTGTATGGTTCACACTAACAAGCACTATTGTAGGCTTTGAGCAGTATCGTGCTAGGAATATGGTCTGGGTTTATGACAAGTGGTACATTGGCGATCCGCAAACAAATAACATTGGTTACTTTGTGCAGGATATTGGCAGTCACTGGGGCGAACAAGTGCGTTGGGAGTTTGGCACATTGATTGTCTATAATGAAGGCAGGGGCGCATTGATGCAACAACTTGAGCTTGTTAGCTTAACTGGCAGCATTGCACTTGGTAAAAACCCTAAGATAAGCACTAGCTACACAGTTGATGGTAAAAAATACAGCCAAGAAAGAGCTATATCAGTTGGCATGGTCGGCAACACGACAAAGCGCATTGCATGGTTTCAGCAAGGACACATGAGAAACTGGCGCATACAACGATTTAATGGTGACAGTGATGCCCATGTATCATATGTAAGATTAGAGGCGCAGCTAGAGCCGTTAGCGTATTGATATGGCACAGAAACTAAACCTTACCCGTGACCAGCTTGCAAGTTTTTTACAAGACTTTGAGCAGATAAGACAGTTTGAGAGATTGTTTGCAGTTGCTGACCAAGTAGCACCAAGCGCAGACACAACCGGTATCAGCATTGAGGCTGGTATTGCTAATGCAACTGCTAATGACGCATTGGCACAAATCATTAGACTTGCTCAAGACATGGCTGTAGCACCAATCCGAAATAATGTAGAATTATCCCATGATGTTAATGGGATATTACCGTATGCAAACCAAACCGCTAGAGTGCGATCAAATCAGGTGCTAACATGGCTTTCGATGTAATAACCCCTTTTAAACTTGGACAAGCTGCTATCACAGTTGGCGTGACTACGCTATACACGACACCAGCAGCCACACGAACATTGCTCAAAGAGTTCAGTATTGCTAACACGACTGCTGCTGCTATTAACGTGAGAGTGTTCTTAGTGCCATCAGCAGGTGCAGCAGGTACAGGCAATGCTTTTATATATGACATACCAGTGCCTAATAATAATGCTTTACAATACGATGGAATACAGGTATTGAACGCTGGTGATACAATTCAAATTCAAGCGGCTGCTGCTGGTTTAACTATCACAGCTAGTGGCGCAGAAGCGGTATAGGGGAAAAAAATGGCAGTTATAGCAAAACCACTCATTGGATCAAAACAAATGGAAGCGGCACAGACAACGCAATATACTGCGACTAACTGCACAGCCATCATTGATAAGTTTACAGCCACCAACACCACAGGCTCAAACGCATTGATTAGCGTTAATCTGGTGTCATCTGGTGGAGTTGCTGGAACTACTAACTTAATTGTTGATGCTAGACCTATTGCACCAGATGAAACTTACACATTCCCAGAGCTAGTTGGTCAAGTATTGGCTGCTGGTGGATTTATTTCAACAACTGGCACTGCCACTGCTTTAACGATTAGATCATCTGGCAGAGAGATAACTTAAGGAGCTACTATGAAAGATTTTTTAATGATGCCTAAGGGCTTTATGGGTTTGCCATCTGAGGAGGAATTTTTAACCACCGCAGAGAACAAAAAGAACTTTGTTATTGCAGTGCAGGATTGGAACTATGGCCCTGAAATGCCAAGCAATGATCCAAAAGAAAACAAAGAGTTTTATGCAGGATTAGCTGAAGCTATGCAATGCGATGAAAAAGACGCTAGACGTAAGCACTGCTCTAACTGTGAGTATTATGACAATAGCTTAATGACGCAGGTTAAGATTGAACGCATACCGATGGCTGGATATGACGAGGGATATGGCTTTAGAGGTCATTGTGAGAAGTTAAACTTTATCTGCAATGATATGCGAGTATGCCAGGCTTGGGAGGATAGAGAGGATGATTGACAAAATGCGTCAGTGTGAGAAAATAACTGCGCTGAGTTTAATGAGCAACCAGCAGCTCCCAATGCCCTATTAGGAGACATGATGCTAGTATCTGTTACAGAATCAATTACAGACGAGCATTTGCTGGAAGTGTACGCTGACCCTTATATTAATAAGGTTGGTCACGATCACCGCCCTGCTGCACCAATCATCCATCCTAATGTTACTTACTTGTCCGCATGGATAGGTAAAACCTTTGCTGGCGCATTTATGGTTATTAAACAGAGTGCAGTTGAATTAGAGCTTCACGCATTGCTTAAAAAATCATCACTTAAAGAATCACGTGCATTAGGATTAGCTTGTATTGCATGGGCTTTTTCACATCCTATTTTGCGTGTTACTGCTTATGTTATTGAAGGCTTAGAGGCGGCAAAGAATTATTGCTTGAAGCTAGGCTTTAAACAAGAAGGTTGCAGACGTTGTGCGTGTGTACAAGGTGGCATAATTAAAGACGTTTATGTGCTGGGCATGACTCGGCAGGAATGGAGAACAGCATGAGTTTTGTTGGCGATTTAATTGGTGATGTAGTTGGCGGTATTACTGGTGCTAAGGCGGCTGGTAAAGCTGCACAAGCTGGGGCTGCTACGCAAGCTGCGGCTGCACAGGCTGGCATTGATGAGCAACGTAGGCAGTTTGATAAGCTAGTCGAACTGATGTCACCGTATGTGACTGCTGGTACTGAATCAATGGCGGCTCAAAAGGCATTGATTGGGTTAGCTGGCCCAGAGGCTCAAGCGGCAGCAATAGCTCAACAAGAACAATCCCCTATATTTCAAGCACTAACGCGACAAGGTGAAAGTGCTATCTTACAAAACGCTGCTGCTACTGGTGGCTTGCGTGGCGGTAATGTGCAAGCAGCATTAAGTGAATTTAGACCACAAATACTTAACTCACTAATTGAACAGCAATACGGCAGACTTGGTGGCTTTACTAAACTAGGTCAAGCATCGGCAGCAGGTCAAGCTGAACAAGGTATGGCTTCAGCAGACTCAATTGCTAACCTACTTGCAAACCAAGGTGCAGCAACGGCTGGTGGTCAAATAGCTAGGGGCAATGTAAATAGACAAGCATTTGGCGATCTATTAAGTATTGGTAAAGCATCAGCAGGATTCTTTTAAGGTAATTATATGGCTATTAATCCACTACAAAAACCGATTGATTATGCTGGCATGGTGCCGCAAGTAAACATTAGTCAAGGCATCGAGGACTTAGGTGCTGCATTTGCTAAACGTCAAGAACGAGTTACTGCTGAGGCGCAAGCAGCGCAATATGCAACTGACTTAGCAGACGCAATAGCAGACCCTAAGCAAGAAAAATTTGCTCAACTTATTCTTAAACATCCAAAACAATACCAAGCAATTGATACTGCGCGTAAAAGTTATGGTGAGGAAAAGCTAAAGAATGACTTTAATCAAGGCTTTGAAATTTCAACTGCGTTAGAGAATGTCAATCCTGATGTAGCTAAAAGCAAACTTGAACTAATTATTGAAGCTAAAAAGAATTCTGGCGAATCACCTTTGGTATATGAGCAAATACGTGACGCTGTTGATCGTGGTGATCTAACTGAAGCGCAAGCTGGCGTTAATGCTGCATTAATAATTATTGACCCAGAACGCTTTAAAAAAACTGTAGAGGCTCAAGTAGCAGGTAGAAAAGCACCTAGCGATGTAAGTGAAGCTATGGCTAAAGCTGATAAAGCGGTGGCTGATGCCAAAGTCGCACAAGCTCAGGCTGGCACAGCAGAGGAAAAAGCTGCTGCTGATCTATTGAAAGCACAGGCTGATGCTACTAAAGCAGATATACAAGCACAGTTTGAGGAAAAAAACCAACTTGCAGACATTAAAAAGAAAGCGGCTGACTTAGGTTTAACTACTGCTCAAACTAATAAAGTATTAGTTGAGACTAGAAAAGCAGGAACTGAAGCTAAAAAAGCTGCTTTAGAATTAGAGGCGTTTAAAAAATCAGGTGGACAAGACCCTGACAAAGTATTCCAGCAAGAGGAAAAAATACGCAAAGAATATCAAACTCGCACAGGAAAATACAGAGAGCTAGATGGCACGTTTTCAAACATCAAAACATCAGCAGCATCAGCAAATGGCCCTGGCGATATTGCTTTGATTACTAGCTTTATGAAAATGCTAGACCCTGGCTCTGTAGTGCGTGAGACTGAGTTTGCAACTGGTCGTGATACTGCTGGCTTATATGCTAATTTGCAAAACCAATTACAAAAAGCACAGAACGGTCAATTCTTAAATAAAACTCAACGTCAACAATATGTTACTTTGTCGCAGCAGTATTTAGATGCGTCAAAGAAAAGAGCCAATGAGGAAAAAGAATCACTTGGCAAAGTTGTTAAGAATTATGGATTAAACCCAGAAAACGTATTTGGTATTGAAGCACCGCCAGTAGCAGCTCCACCAGCAGCCGCACCAGCAGCAGGTGCTACACAGCGTAATGTTAAGGTAGATTACTAATATGGCTTACTCCATCACAACAACCGATGGGATAACCATTGATAACATCCCAGATGATGTTGCGCCTGATTCTGCAGATCTTAAACAGCGAGTAACGACAATTAGGTCAACATTGCCACCAGTGGATGTTACTGCACCTATGCCTACTGAAGCAGAAAAAGCTGCCTTTGAAAAAGAGATGGCTGACCAAGGTTTCTTTGAAGGCATTGGTGAATCTATAACTGGCACTAGACGAGCCACACCTTCGACTGAATCATTGCCTGACTATGCTGGTATGCCAGAGTTAAACACTTTTAGCATGGCAAGTTTTAAATCAGGGCTTGGCACAATGATGACCAGCCCAGAGGAAACTGTGCAAGTTATTCAAGCCAACTTCCCTGGTGTGCAAGTAACGCAGGATGAAAAAGGCAACTACTTATTGCAATCATCCATTGATGGAAAATCGTATGCAATTAAGCCAGGCTTTCAAGTAAGCGATATACCGCGTGCTGCTGGGGCTGTGGCGGCTTTTACTCCTGCTGGTAGGCTTGCTACCATTCCTGCTGCTGTAGGCGGTGCTGCGGCTACACAAGCGGCAATAGAGGCATCACAAGCATCAACAGGTGGGGAGTTTAATCTAGGTGAGGTTGGTATGGCTGCGGCTACTGCACCAATAGCACCATTGTTATCGCGTGTCATTCCACCAGCTTTTCAAGCTGTAAAAGAGGGTGTTAAAAGTGTTGTGGGGAGAATGGCCCCTGCCGCTGCCCCTGCTGTAGCACCAGCCGTTGCGCCAGTGGTTGCACCTGCGGTTGCTCAAGTAACAGATGATGCCGTTAATTTGTTGGTTCAAAAAGCATCTGGTCGTGGTTTTGGTTCAACTGCTGCACGTAACCGTTTGGCTGACCTTGCTCAAATTAACGTGGCGGCTAAAGAAGCGGCTGATCGTTTAGGCATTGAATTACCTGCTGACGTATTTAGTGACAGTCCACAAGTAAGGGCTGCGGCTGGCTTAACTAGGTCTGTGGCTGGCAGTGATATTGAAGCTGCATGGCGAACTACAGTAACAAATGCAGTAGATAAAGCAGACAATATACTTAAACAGTTTGACGCTACATTTGTTGAAGGTGCAGTTGCGCCAGGGGTTGTATCACAAAAGATTAAAGATTCACTCACATCAACAAGGTCTAGCCTAAACAAAGAGGCAGGTAAGATTTATAACTTAGTTGATGAAGCAGTGCCAAAAACAACCATTGTTACATTGCCAAAACTTAAACAAACACTTGATGCTGTTAAAGCAGAGGTTGGCGATAGAGGTATGTCGGCAGCAGAACAAAACCTTGCAAAAATGATTAGTGAGGGCAAAGTTTCTTATGGTCGTTTGATGCGTGAGAAAACACTTATTGGCAAGGCTTTAAGCAAACTTGATTCACCTTATGGCAGCATGGCTGAAGCTGATTTAAAACGTCTGTATGCTGCCTTGTCTGACGATCAATTAACCAATGTTGCCAACATAGGCGGTGAGCCTTTACGTCAACAACTACGTGCTGCTAACTTATTGTATGCAAAAGAACGTGCATTAGGTCAGCGTATTGTTAATGCCTTTGGTCAAGACATCGAGGGCAGTGTTGCCAATAAGATGCGTACTGCTATCACCAGTGCTGCTAAAGGCGATGCTGGAGAGTTTAATCGTTTGCTTAAGTCTGTGCCTAAAGACTTGCAAAAAGAAACGATTGCTACGGCTTTGGCATCGGTTACACGATCAGCTAGGGGTGCGGAGAAAGGTGGCTTTGGCTTTTCAGAGTTTGCTGATATATACCCTAAACTGCGTGCTAACCCACCTGTTTATAAAACCATTGTTGATACGCTAGGCAAAGATTCAGCAGATACATTACGTGACTTGTTTGAAATATCAAAACGTGTTACTGAAGCTAGAGCCAACGTATTGACAACTGGTAAGGCAAATCAAGCATTTGCAAACCCAGAAGGTTTAATTGGTAAGGTAATGGAAAGCAGTCTAGCTCAACGTGCAGCAACAACTGTGGTAAGCACTGTTCCTGGCGGTGGTGCTATTGCGCCAGATATAATTAATTTTATGTCAAAGGGTGCTAATGAACGTGTTAAGGCAGCAGGTAAACTATTTGCAGATGAGAACTTTCAAAAACTTGCTATTGATTCTGCTAAAGGCACACCAAGCACAGCCACACTTAAGGCTACAGTAATGTCAAACGCATTTAAAAAGTTTGCAGATGCAGCTAAATTACCAACATCAGTGGATGCAAGATTACAATGGCTACAACAAGCAGTTCAAGCTGAACGCCAATTCGATCAGGAGAATAAATAAATGTCAGTATCTGTTAATCCACCCTATCCGATATTCTCGGAAGCCGATGGTCTGCCACTAGAAAATGGCTATATATGGATTGGTGCTGCTAACCTTGATCCGCAGACTAATCCTATCAATGTTTATTGGGATGCTGCGCTAACCATTACTGCTGCACAACCTATTCGCACATTAAATGGCTACGCTGTTTATCAAGGAACGCCATCACGCTTTTATGTAAACACTAATTATAGTATTCGTGTCTTAAATAAAAATGGCAGCACTGTATATACATCATTGAATGAAAATGCTATTGGCAGCAGTTCAATAATTTCAAATGCAACTGGCGATGGCGTACAGTTAATATTTAATCTTTCTTTTTCACCAGTAAATATATATATTAATGGCGTATATCAAAATAAAAATACTTACACGACTTTAGGTAATACTGTGACATTTACGCAAGCTCCACCAATAACATCAATTATTGAATTTGTATTTTAAGGAATAATCATGCTTAAAACTGTATCGTCAATTACAAACGCAATTGGTGCGTTAAATTACAAAGGCACATGGAACGCCTCTACTAATAGCCCTGCACTAGCATCTGGTGTTGGCACTAAAGGTGACTACTATGTTGTTAGCGTTGCTGGATCAACTAACTTAGATGGTGAAACATTATGGGGCGTTGGTGACTGGGCTGTCTTTAATGGTTCAGTATGGCAAAAGGTAGAAGGCGGAAACACTATTAACGCTACTACTGTAAGCGCATCAACCAGTGTTACAACGCCTGTTATTCAAGCAACAAGTTCTGCTGGTGGTACTCTTAAAAATAATGGTGGAACTGCTCAACTGCAGTGGGGTTCTGGTGGTGGCAGTAACTTATCACTTGAAGTAGCAACTAACATTAATCCTGCTAATGCTGCAGTAAACATTAGCCCAACTGGAACTGGTACTGTAACTATTAACCCAGCAACTGCTAGTACGATGAATAATGTTGCTATTGGCGGTACAACACCATTAGCAGGTAGTTTTACTACCGTTAAAGCTGCAACAACTGTTGGTGTAGGCGCAGCAACGCCAAGTGCGTCAGGGGCAGGTATAACATTCCCAGCGACACAATCTGCTAGTACGGATGTTAATACGCTAGATGATTATGAAGAAGGTACTTGGACACCAACTATCACTGCAGTAAGCGGCTCGTATACAACAGTTACTGGTCAAGCAGGAAGTTACACTAAAGTTGGCCGTCAAGTTACATTGAACTGGTATTTTGTAGTAACTAACAAAGGTACTGGCGGTGGCGGCGTAAACATTTCTAATTTACCTTTTGCATCAAATGCATCTGCTGGGAATTTTTATGCAGGATGTGGATATGATACAAGTCAAGGTATTGCTCAAATATGTTCTATGACTACAACAACATCTATTGATGTGTATAAATATGATGGCACAGACCCAATTGTTGCTGGCAGAGGCCAAGTTGGTCAAATTACATACTTTGTTTAAGGAACAATCATGGCATTAACTAAAGTATTATCAACATTGTTAGATTTACGAGCTAATACAAATCAAGCAGATAATAATACTGCTGCTGGAGTAGAAGCTCTTACTAATACAGATGCCCCACCAATAAGTGGACAATTAACGCAAAAAAATACTGCTTACGGTTATTACGCATTAAATGCGAATGATCAAGGATTTGGAAGTACAGCTATTGGTTTTGAGGCATTAAAATTAGCAAATACTGATGGCGTGTCTGCATCAACAGCCGTTGGTGCAAACGCATTAGCAAACACAACTACTGGTGGTGGAAATACAGCTATTGGACATGATGCTTGTTTTAAAAATACAACTGGCAATTTGAATGTTGCTATTGGTAAAGGTGCTTTATATTCAAATGATACTGGTAGTTTCAATATTGCAATTGGATTAGATGCGTTAGGCACTGGTTTATATCCTGTAGCTGGAAAGGCTGGAGATAATAACGTAGCTATTGGCTTTAATGCGATAACAATTGCTCAAGCTGCAGATAACAACGTAGCTATTGGACATCAATCAGGAGCAAATTTATCAACTGCTGAGACTTGTGTAATGATTGGTGTTGATGCTATGCAAGGCAACGCAACTACACCAACAACTAACCGATCTATTAACAGTGTTGCCGTTGGCTACAGGGCGTTATATCAAGTTGCAAATTTAGCAAACAATAATGTTTCAGTCGGTGCATTTAGTTCATATTTTAATGCAACTGGAGATGAAAATACTGTTGTTGGTACTTCTGCTCATTATGGGGAAGCAGGACTAGCTCCTTATGAAAATGTTGCTATGGGTTCTACTGCAATGTACAGCATTACATCGGGCGGCAGGAATGTTGCCATTGGTAAAGGTGCGTTATACGAAGCGAGAAATGGCACTGGCCATGTAGCTGTAGGCTTTGCTGCTATGCCAATTTCAAGTAACGGTGCAAATTACAATACCGCTTTGGGGTATGGTTCTGCAACAGATTTAAGTGGCGGTAGCAATAATACTTGTATTGGAAATAACGCTGGGAACTTAACATCACCATTTAATATAGTTGCTCAAAGTAACCGTGTTGTGGTTGGTGATAGCAGTGTTACTAATGCTTACATTCAAGTTGCATGGACTGTTGTATCTGATGAACGCGATAAAACAGACATTGAGGATGTGTCCTATGGTCTTGATTTCATCAGCAAGTTACGCACTGTTAAGTTTAAACGTGACAACCGCAATCGTTATGACGGTGGCGTTTCTGATGGTAGCAAAAAAGATGATAATTTCACTTATGGATTTTTAGCTCAAAATGTTATTCAAGCTGAAAAAGATTGCGGTGCTACAGATGATTCATTATTAGTCATAAACAATGAAGATCCTGAAAATTTAAAAATAATTGAAACTAGCGTTATACCTGCATTAGTTAAAGCTATTCAAGAATTAAAAGCTGAAATTGAATTCTTAAAGGCTAAATAATGGAAAAACTATTCTCACTATTTATGAAGCTATCTAGCCCTCGTATTCCAGTACCATTGGATAAGCAAGCCCACTTTTGGTGTGGTTCAATTCTTGGCTTATTACTTAGCTTTATTATTGGATGCTGGGCTATTCTAGTTGTCGCATTGATAGCACTTGCTAAAGAAGTGTATGATTATAACCACCCAAACCATACGGCTGATTTTTGGGATTGGGTAGCAACTGTTTTAGGTGGTGTATTAGGTTTAATTTTAGGAGAAGTATTATGGCAACTAATAGTCAGATAGCATTTACGCCACTTGGCGAGACACTTGTGATTGCGGCAGCAGCCGTAGCACCAACAGGTTTACAAGCCACAGTTTACGCTAAGTATGATGCGTCAAACGCTGGTCAATATCGTGTTATAAACGCTGGTACAAACACTGTTTTCTTAGGCACTGGCTCAACGGCAGCAGAGGCTACAGCTAATGCAGTAGCACCAATAGCAGGTGACCCATCTCCAGCCATCGTATTAGTGCCAGGCACAGTTGAGATACTACGCTTTGCAACAGGCACATTCTTTAGCGGATTAGCAGCAGCAGCAACGACTGTTTATATCGTACCTGGTCAAGGTATCTAATGTCATGGATCAGAGTGTTCTTAATCTTGTCATAATGACAGTAGGTTCAGTCTTTGGTTGGGTACTGCGTATGTTATGGACAGCATCGCAGGAACTTAAGGCTGACTTGGCAAAGTTGCGTGAGGAACTGCCTAAAGAGTACGTTGCTAAAGATGATTATCGACAGGATGTTAAAGAACTGAAAGACATGATTAGTAAGTTATTTGATATATTGGAAAATCGCAGATCAATTTAATACTATCTAAAATGAAACAATTTTTATATTTAGTCTTAGGTTTAATTATTGGTGGTTTATTAGCCGTAGGGGTATCTCATGCGGATCAAACAACGATTAACTACAAAGGGCAGCCAGTACCATCTGCAATGGCCCCTTCAATGTCAGCTTTCAGTCAAG